CAGATATGATTCCATAAAAAGTGTTTTTAATTCTGAGCTAGATAAAGCTTTGAAGTCTGCATTTGCTCAGTACGGCAAAAATCCACCTCCAAAGGGTGATGACAAAAACACTAGCGGGATCAATGGAGCTATTCGGAAAGCAGCTGGATATTAAAACAAGTATCCAAAAGCATAAGGAAATAAAAGATGCCTACATTTAATAGTATTATTGACCGTGACAATGACGCAGCTGCTTTGATTGGGGAAGATGAAGTAAATCAGATTTTCCAAGATGCAATTCAAGCGTCGGCTTTTTTATCTATGATGAGAAAGCTCCCAAACATGTCCTCAAAGAAACAAAAACTAAGAGTTTTATCAGCTTTGCCAACAGCATATTTTGTTGATGGTGATACTGGCTTGAAACAAACCACTGAACAAAAGTGGGCAAACAAATATGTAACTGCTGAAGAGATTGCAGTTATTGTCCCCATTCCGGAAGCCGTTCTTGATGATGCTGAATACGATATTTGGGGTGAAGTTAGACCTCGAATTGGTGAAGCAATAGGAAATGTCGTAGATAAAGCTATTGCATTCGGAACAAACGCTCCCGCTGCATGGCCAGATGACTTATTAACTGCGGCTACGGCTGCAAGTAATGTTGTTACATTGGGCACCGGTACTGATTTATACGAAGATCTTCTTGGCGAGAATGGAACAATTGCCGCACTTGAAGCCGATGGCTTTATGGCCAACGGTCACGTGGCCGATCTTACAATGAGAGCTAAGCTCCGTGGTTTAAGAGACGCCAACGGAGTTCCCCTGTTCCAAAGATCATTGCAGAGCAAAGAAACTTATGAGCTTGACGGTTCTCCAATTGCATTCCCTAGAAACGGCGCAATGGATGCGACAAAAGCATTGCTCATTTCCGGTGATTTCAACGAATTAGTTTATTCAATTCGTCAGGACCTTACCTTTAAGATTTTGACAGAAGCTGTCATCCAAGATTCAGACGGCACAATCATTTACAACCTTGCTCAGCAAGATATGGTTGCTCTAAGAGCAGTCATCAGATTGGGTTGGCAATGTCCTAATCCAATTAACAGAGTACAAGAAACAGCTGCAAGCAGATTCCCGGTATCAATATTAAAACCTGCTGCATAGATAATTAGGCCTGCTCTCCCGGGTTGTGATCCATAGTCTGGGAGAAGTGGGCTTCTCTTTATTGTTCTATCAAAAATTAAAGTTTAGGTGAAAAAATGAAAAAAGTAATCTTGATTGCATTGATGTTAATCTTTGCGCAAGTGCTTTCTGCTCAGTTCTATCCATATAATCCGAACTTGGGGCAGAAAATACAGACTGATGTTACAGGTACAAATCTCGATAGAGGTTTTATTACCCACTTTGAAGTATCAGCCTCGAATGCCGTAGCTGCAAGTACAACCGGAGTTCTTGCCGCAGTTACTGATACGGGAGCTTATCAAATCATTCCGGCAGATTCTTTAACTGATCCGGCCGTACCAAGAAATATAACAGCGACTGCAGGAGGTACAGCAGGGGATATTGCCGATTCATCTCAGGTTGTTATTTGGGGTAAAGATTACGCGGGAACGTCAATTACCGATAGTTTGACCTCCTTCACGGAAAATACTGCAGGCACTATACAAGGCACATTAGCCTTTGCATCGATTGATTCCGTTTATTTGCCGGTTATGGATGGTACCGGAGCGACGATCTCAATAGGATGGGGTGATAAATTAGGACTTCCTCTGAAACTAAGTCACAATACTGTGCTCTTCGCTTTTCTGAATAATACTCTTGAGGGCACAGCACCAACTGTTACGGTAAGTAGTTCTGTTTTATCATCAAACACAATAGACCTTAATTCCGCATTGAATGGAACCAAGGTTGATGTTTATTTAATTGACTAATTGAGGTAATTGATATGCCACAAGAAAATAAAGTATGGGTAAAGTTTTTACAACAGACTCGTTTTGATGGTCCTAAGAAAGCTGGTGAGCTTGCCCAAGTCGTTGAATCAGCTGCTAAAAGATGGGCTGCTATGGATAAGCCAATAGCGGTTATTGTTGATGAAAAGGATATTCCCAAAAAAGAACCTGAAGAAGAGGAATATCGCGGTGTTCCGGATGAGCGTGATCTTCAACTTTCAAAAGTGCTCAGTGCCGGTGCAATTAAAGCTCTTCAAGAAGCTGAGATCAACACTGTTGATGAGTTAGTTTCTTTTACAAAAGCCGAATTGCTTGCTCTTGATGGTATTGGTGAGAACTCAGTAAAAACTATTGAGAAAGTTTTAGCGGAGCACAAATTAAAACTGGCAACCGAAAAGGCTGAATAATGCTTAACTCAGCTTACATCATGGGTGTGTTGGGTATTGAAGATGCAACCAAAGCAAATCTCATTGATAAAATTATCCCCGGAGCGATTGAGAAAGCCTTCAAAGCGGTCAACAATTATGCTCACGTTCCGGGAATGACTATTGAGAGCTGGGGTATTTCTTTTGATGCCGATGCAAGAACCATTACCGATGATAACGGGAATTTTACCGGTTATTACACCCATGAGAACGGCATTACCCCTTTAAAGTTCCAGCCAGATATGTTTATCCATATTCAAGGTTCGGTGCTTAATGACAGAATCTTTGAGATTGCTAGTGTGAATACAAACGTGATTATGGTTAAAAGCGGCTCTACAATTTACGACGAAGCAAAGGGATCTCTCATAAAAGTTACAATGGTAAATCTTGATGAGGGTTATAAGCTTGCGATTGCCCAATATATAGCGGCCATTCTAGTATTGCAGTATGGAATGAAGAGCGAAAACATCGGGAATTATTCTGCTTCGTATCAATCTCTTTCAGAGGCCGAATCAACAATTTTCAAAGGTTACAGAAAAGTGAGTTTTATCTAATGGAAAAAGTATCAGTAAAACTAAAAAAAGATTACACCGTTTATGGTGTTGAAAGAAAAGCCGGAGAAGTGATAACCGGAGTTTATGAACACGTAGCAAAACGTAAACCAGAAATCTATGAGATTATAAATGAAACTGAGGGGCAGGCAAACGCCGAGGAGCCAAACCTTCCGGAAACTGACGAAGACGAAAACGAGTAGCACTATTGGCGGTCATGCTGAAAGTTATTCCGAGGTCTCGAATTCCGATTTCAAAGGATATGCTTATTTGTTAAGCGGAAACGAAAGGAGTCTCAGTTCTCGCCGCAAATATGATGCAACTCACAGACTTGTCACTTTTGATACTAATGTTTCACTTTCTCAATCTGATAGAATTAAGCGTACTGATGATTCAAAGATTTTCGAGATACAAGAAATCGAATTAATTGCCGGTCATCATTATGAAGCTGAACTTGAAGAGGTAACAACTTAATGGGAAATGAAAACAAATATGATCTCTACTTCGAAAAGTACGGTGGCAACAATAAGCTTGATTGGATGTTGCTTAAAGCTCAGGTGAAGGCTGAATCTGGTTTCGATCCTGAAGCAAAAAGCAAGGCCGGTGCAATGGGTTTAGCTCAATTTATGCCCCCCACGTGGAAAGAGTTTGGCGAAGGTGAACCGTTTGATCCCGAGCAAGCTATTAAGGCCCAGGCAAAATATATGCGATGGTTATGGGATTTCTTAATAAAGATTTTACGCAACAAAAGGTTTTTAATTGAGTGGAGTTTAGCCGCCTATAATTGGGGTATCGGAAATGTTAGGAACCTTGCTCTAAATGTAAATGGAGATTTTGAAAGAGCATTCGATCAGCTCCCGAAAGAAACACAGAATTATGTAACAAGAATAATGAATTTTTACAATGAATACGCTCACAATGAAATAACAAAATTTGCAACACTAGACAAAGAGGGAAATTAAATGGAACCAAAGAAAGTTGAACTTATACAGAAAGTAAATGCAGTGGCAAACGGTAATGTCTTCGGTACTAAAGAACTTGATGAGATTGTAGATCTCGCTTATGAAGTTTGCGAAGAAATAGAAGCTAGAAATGAAGGTCAATCCGTTTCGGTTGTTGATTTACTTGGTGA